GGACGCCGAGGACCAGGCGGCCGGAGTCTTCGACCAGTACCAGTCGTTCTGGATGTCCTTGAAGAAGTCCGTGTTGATGGCCGGCGAGTAGCGGTTGCGGTCGATCAGCAGCTGCAGCTCTTCGATGATCGGCAGATCCCAGTCGGTGTGGCCGAGCAGGTCCAAGGCCTTGGCAGCGGCCTCGCACTCGGCGTGCGGAACGTCGGTGTCCACGATGCTGGTGGCAGTGAAGGTCAGGCCGTAATCCGGCAGGAACACGGCGACGTGGTCGTTGGAGTCGTCCGGCAGCTGGTTGCGGTCGGCACCTATTTTCTTGAAGGTGATGGGGTTCATGGTTGCTCCAGGGAAAGGGTCAAAAGGGCCAATTACTGACCGGCACGACGCACGGCCAACGCGAACCCGTAGCCGTCGCGGCGGTGGTAGTTGAAGACGCTGCCGCTGCCGAAATTGACGAACCACGCGGACGCCGAGGACCAGGCGGCCGCCGTGCTGGTCCAGTGCCAGCGCGAGAGCACGCCGGGGAAGATCGAGGTATCGATGGCGGGCTCGTGGCGGGTTTCATCGACCAGGGCGGCAAGCTCGGCGCGGGTCGGCAGGCGCCAGTCGTCGTGGCCCAGCAGGCGCAGCTCGCTGCTGGCCTTCTCGCAGTCGGCTTGGCTCATCGGGTCGCCATCGCTGTCGCCGATGGACTTGACGGCCCACATGAGGCCGGTGGCGTGGTCGATTACCGCGACGTGGTCGGTGCGCGGGTCGTTGCCGCGGGCACTCGTGCCATCGGCGAACAGCTTCGTGTGGCCGATGGTCACCACTCCGTGCGCGGCAACCTGCTCGGCGGCAAGCTCGATGAAGCCATTGACGGAGGTGGGAGGGAGGGAGAGTTGGATTTCAGCATCGCCCTTGGTGCGGATGGTGATGGCGTTCAACGTGCGTTCCTCGCGTTGCTGTGGGTGCCGCCGTCAGGCGGCTCGGGTTGGACTGCAGAGAGCGGTCAGGGCTTCCAGACGTTCGGCTTCGGCGGTGTAGTGGTCCACTCGTTCCTGGCGGATTTTTGGAGGGAACTGCATGTCTTTCGCGGCCTGATCGGCTGCGTCACGGTTGGCCTGTGCGAGGCGAGCCGGGTCGTCGTCGAAAATGTCGAGTTGATTGCGCACGCAGTTCCCTCAAATGGGTTACCGGCGAGTGGAAGTCCGGCCGGCGCGGAGCCCGGTCACCCGGGCGGGCGGTTGCTCAGTGGGTGTCGTCAGCGGCCAGCGGCGCGCGCTGCCGCTCGGCGGTGCGTCGCTGCATCTCGGCCTTGAAGGCTGGCCAGGTGGCCTGGAGATCTTCCCAGCAGCGCCATGCGAAGAACACGGCGCCGATGGCGCATGCGAGGGCGACGGCGTCGACCTGGTTGTGCAGTGCCCAAGGCAGCAGTGCGAGGAGCAGGCCGACGACGACGGCGCAGAAGAAGGGCAGGGCCAGGTGGCGCATTACTCGGTCTCCTGTTCGGAAGAGGGCTCGGCCGGCGCGGGCGCCGGGCCGACGGGCGGGGTGATGGGCGGGGTGATGGGCGGGATGCCGACGGCCATGGCGGCGAAGAAGTCGTGGTCGGTCATGCGGGCTGCCCTTCGAGCACCTGCAGTTGCTTCTCAAAGAAGCACCAGCCATCACCATCCGGGTCAACGTGTCTCGGACCTTCATCGGTTCGGACAAGCACGGCGCAGGCTGAGGTGTTGTCCACCCGGGCTGAGACCACGTTGATGACCGTAGCCAGTTGGCCGTTGGCCAAGTTGGGGTCTTCTTCGGGGTCGTAATCCGTGTCCGTGATTCGGACGCGGTCACCAATCTTGATAGCGCTCATGCAACACCGCCTTGTGCGTGCATAAGGCGCATGGCTGTGCGGAGCTGGTCGACCATTTCGCTGACGGCGCGCGCTGCGCTGTATCGGCCAGAGAGGAAGTCTTGGCGCGCCAGGTTGGCGGCGAAGTCTGCGTTGTGCTGGTGGTAGCCGAGGCGTCTGGCTGCGAGGCGCACGGCGTCGGCCACTGCCTTGGCGCGGACGCGCCGGGTCGGGAACTGGAGGATGACGGCGCTCACGAAGCCACCGCCTGCTGGAGCGCCAGCGGCTTAGAGCGGGCGATGGTGGCGGTTTCGGTCGCGCCTTCGTCGATAGCGTCGGCGCAGACGGCCAGGTGTTCGGCCAGCTCGCGGGCCTCGGCCGAGGTCAGGCTGAGCAGTGCGGAGCCCCCGACCTGGACGACGACGGTGCCGGCGTGGGGCCGGGGTTCGACGCGGGCGGGGCCGCGGCTGGTGGTGGTGATCGTGGCCAATCTGGTCTCCAGCGCCCTGCCTCTGCTGGGAGGCTTCATGGGCGGCTGGAAAGCAAATTAGCGTAAAGCTATCCTGTGCGCAATAGCGCAAGGCTAATCAGCGTAGCGAAATATGAACGCCCTAGATTCCGTTCATAATTCCGTTCGCGTGAAGCCGCTGGCGCATACCATCAAGGGTTGCCAGAATCGAGCTCTACGCGCGCGTGCGCGTCTGGCTTAACCACTTACTTCAACAGGGGACAAGGATGAAGAGGAACATTGCTACGGCGCTTCTGGCCGCAACGCTCGTTGGATGCGCGACCACTGGCCAGAGTTCAGCTGCTCTAAAGCAGGAGTTCCAGAGCGGAATCCAGTCCTGCGAGGGCCAGGCGCAGTGCGACGCTGCCTGGGAAGCGGCTCAAGTGTGGGTAGCTCAGAACAGCCGACTCAAGATTCAGACAGCCACGAACGTTCTCATCGAAACGTATGGCAGTGGACAGTACGATCCCACGCTTGCGATGCGTGTCCTCAAAGAACCCCAGGGCTCGGGCAAGTACCGAATCGTGTTCAGCGGCGGCTGCAACAACATGTTCGGCTGTCAGCCCAACGTGTTCGACGCAGGCGTGAGGTTCAATGAAGCGATCAAAGCTGCAGTGCAGTCTTCGCAGTAAGGCGCCAGGCCGTGCTTTGCTGAACTTGCGGCATCGGCCCAAGGATCCCCGGCATCGGGGATCCTTCATCTGTTAAATGGCGTTTAGCGTAAATCCCTGCAAGCTAGAACTTTCTCAGGCCAGCATGGATGAGGGCCTTGCCCAGCACGGCCACATCGCCAGGGTCGAGCCGATACGCGGGGAAGTCAGGGTTGATGCTCACTACGTAGAGGCCGTCTCCGCGTTTTTGCAACATCTTTATCTGCGTTTCTCCACCGATGTTGATCAAGTAATAGTCATCACCGTCGAAGTAGTCGCAGCTGGTGTCGATCCAGACAATGTCGCCATCTTCGAGCTTAGGCCGCATCGATGGCCCGCGGCCAGTGATGATCTGGATGCGCCCCGGCCGAGGCAGGTATCCCAGCTTCCGCCTAACCTCCCACTCAGCCACTTCAATGGTCTGCACTACTTCCGGGTAGTCCTGATTTACAAGCCCAATGCCCATCCCAGCACCCCCTTCGAACAGTTCGAAGCGAACGTAGCCGGGAGGAGTCTCAGTAGTTGGGACGGCAAGTGAGGGATCGGCGCTCACTTCATGATCGGTGTCGATCCAGCCATTTGGCAGGCGCAGGGCCGCCTCGATCGCGCGCGCGGTGGCACCCGACATCACTCTGGGTTTTCCGGTCTTGGAGTTCTTCGATCCGTTGACCCACTGGCTGATCTGGGCAGGATTCTTGACGCTTGCAGCCTCAGCAAACTGGCGTTGGCCGCCATGGCGGGCGATAAGCGTGCGCAGGTTGTCCCTGCGAATTTCATCAACTGGGCGCATGAGGTCTATTGGAAAGCCGAAGGCTAATTTCGCCAACTAGCCAGTGGCTATTGCACTTCGGATAGCTTTAGGCTAATTTGGGGCTCATGGACATGAGAGCTCTCGATAAAGCGGTATCTGTGGCCGGCAGCCAGCTCGCCTTGGCCAACCTTTTGGGCATCAAGGCTCCGTCAGTCTCCGGATGGTACGAACGGAAAAGAGTTCCGGCAGAGCGCTGCATTGCTATAGAGCAAGCCACTGGTGTCTCCCGGCATGAGCTTCGGCCCGACGTGTTCGGCCTTGGCAACGGGAGTGAGCCTGTTGCCGTAGCGGCATCGACAGTCGCAAAGCAAATCCGCAGCGAAGTCGATTGCCGCATGAGCAAGCGCGCGCTGCGCGCCCGGCTGGGCCTGTCGACGGACAAGCAGCTGGCGAAGGTGCTGCAGCTGCCGACCGAGCAGGTCGAGTCCTGGGCGGAAGAGGGCGCCTTGCCTGCGCTGCCGGAGATCCAGCGGCTGCTGGGGGTCCAGGAACAGCCGCAGGCACTGCCCGCGCCGCATGACCCCGACGAGAACCGTTACGCCCCCCTGGAGGTGGCCTGAGATGCGCGCGCTGTCCGACAAGTGGAACCCGCGGCTGTGGCTGCGGGAATGGCTCAACGCTCCCTCTCGCAATGAGAGGGAGCAATCCGAGCGCATCAAGGCCGGCATGCGAGAAGCAGCGCGGCTTTGGCATGCCGAGCGAAATGCAGCGCCGGCTATTGGCCCGAGCGTCGCCGACACGCTCAGATCGGCCCTCCAGAGTGGGGTCAGGGTTTCTCTGGCGACAGGTAGGACTTCAGCCCATCCAGCATCACTTGGCCATGGCCCTGTTGCGCCGGGTCCTCTGGAAGAAGCGCCATGAAGTCGGCAATGAGCTTCGGGCCATCGATACCAGGTTGCTTGCTCAGGGCGAGCACCAGATCGCCAACTGCCCTGGTCGCTGCACCCGATGTCTGCGCGATCACTTCCGCGAACGTCTTCACTTCCTCGTTGTTCATGTCGCCCTCCTTGCGGGCTGTTCGTGTGGAAACGCCAGCGTAGCGCAAGGAGGGCGGCGCCAGTCGTCCGTGAGTTGTTGATCTCCATGGCGCACATGTTGCGCCGCAGTAGTGCCCACGTATCCATTCGAGTCCCTATCCCATGAATGTCACCGATGCCGCTTACGACACGGTCCACCAGTACCCCGGTGGCAGTGAGGCCTTGGCGCCCAGGCTGGGCATGTCGGCCGCGGTCCTTCGCGGCAAGGTCAATCCGAACACCGACCGCAACCTTCTGAGCCTGCAGGAAGCGGACGCGCTGATGGCGCGCACCGGTGACTTCCGCATCCTGCACGCGCTGTGTGCGCAGCACGGTTTCGTGGCGCAGCGCAGCGACGCCCCAGAATCCGGCTCCTTGATCAGCGCGCTGCTGCAGGCGGCGGCCGCCAAGGGGGACCTGGCCGAGTTGGTTTCCTCGGCGCTGGATGACGGCAGGATCTCGCCGAACGAGGCCGGCGCGATCGCGCGCGGATGTGCGGCAGTGATGGCCAGGCTGGTGCAGGTCAGCCAGCACGCCGAGGCAGCGGCCGAGCGGGGTGGGGCATGAGCGAGATCAACCATCCTGCCCGTTCCACCGATCCCAGCACTAGCCACGACGCGGCCCACTACGTGGTCGCCAGCGGACTGCAGGCGCACCAGCACGACCAGAGCGCCAAGGCCGTGACGGACAACCCCGGCATGACCAGCAACGAGCTGGCGCAGGCCACCGGCCTGGACCGCTACATGCTGGCCCGCCGCCTGCCTGAGCTGATCAAGGCCGGCCGCGTGTGGCGCGGGCCGAACAAGCCCTGCGCGGTCAGTGGCCGAACGGCGTGCACCTGGTGGCCGGTAGCCCCGGGCCAGAACCTGGCTTTGGGGATCTGACGTGAGCGCACGAGTTACAGGCATGGTCTTCGACCGCTACCCGAACGGCGGCGGCGAGATGCTGCTGGCGCTGGCGCTGGCCGACCACGCGCACGACGACGGTACGCACATCTTCCCGTCGATTGCTCGCCTCGCCGAGAAGACCCGGCAGTCGGAGCGGTCGGTGCAGTACCAGCTGCGCCGCATGGAGCAATCCGGGTGGCTGGTGCTGGTGAATGCCGGCATCGGTGGCCGTCGTAGCGGGTTCGGCGAAGGTGGCCGGACCCGGCAGTACCGGATCAACCCTGAATGGATGAAGGGTGCAGATATTGCACCCTTTGCAAAGGGTGCAAAACAGGCCTCCGAAGGGTGCAAAACGACGCAGGAAAGGGTGCAAAACGGCGTCGAAAAGGGTGCAACAGCTATTGCACCCGAACCAAGAGCAACCAAAAGCAACCAAGAGCAACCCTCACACCGCGAGTGTGAGCGCGAGGCCGATCCGCTGGCGCTGACTGCGGAGCAGGTCGACCGCGAGCTGGCCGGTTTCGGCAGCACGCCGACCGGCGTCGACCGCGAGCAGCTGGCCAGGTTCGTCCGGCACCGCGCCGCGATTCGCCGGCCACTGTCGGTCCAGGGCTGGTTGCAGGTCCGCCAGCAGCTGCTGGACCTGATCGCCGCCGGCCACGACCCCAACGAATCCCTGAAGCAGACGATGGCCGCCGGCCTGGCGCTGCCCGTAATCCCTGTCGCCCAGCAATCCGCAGGAGCAACCCATGCAAGCCATCAGCACGGTTCTGCCGACCGAATCGAACAGCTCCAGCAGCAGTTCGAAGCCCAACGCCGAGGCGATGGCGACGGTCACGGCGCTGGCGTCGACCCAGCCGAGTTCGTCGACGCAGAGTTTGCCGTCGTCGGCTGAGCGGGTGAGCGACCAGGCCACGGCCTACCTGTGGGAGTTCTGGAAGCAGATGACGGCCATGTTCCCGGGGAAGTGGGAGCGCGAGAACGGCGCTGCTCCGCTGAAGAAGGACGGCAGCCTGACCATCGCTGCGAGCACGTGGTTCCAGGTGTTGAAAGGCCGGAGCCGGGCCCAGCACGCGCGCGGCATGGCCTGCTGCCTGAGCGAGGGCAGGGAGTGGCCGCCGAACCCGCCGAGGTTCCTGACGATGTGCTTGGACATTCCGGTCATGGCGGCGGTGGAGCGGGAGATGGCACCGGGCCGACCGCAGAGCGGCTTCACGGTGCTGGTGCGGTCGCTGCTGGACCTGCACGTCTACGCCAGCGCCGACACCGGCTACCAGCAGCGCCAGATGCTGAGCGAGGCCTACGAGCGAGCGGTGCGGCACGTGGTGGACGGCAAGCCAGTGCCGGAGCCGGTTCTGGCGATCGAACAGGAGAAGCACGGCGTTCGGCCGGTCCGCGATCGCGAGTCGGCGCGCGCTGCGATGGAACGGGCCGCTGCCGAACTGAACTTCGATGGTGACTGAAGCGGAACTGGCCCAGGCCGAGCAGGCCGGGAGCTGGGCGCGGGACGCCTGCCGGGATAGGGAGTCGGCACCGCGGTACGAGATGGGGCAGGACGGCGTCAAGCGCCGCCGGCGCTGGCAGGCCGGATGGGACAGGCGGGACCAGGAACTGAGTGCGGCACGCCGCACCACGATGAGGAAGAAGCGCTGATGGACTTCACCAGCTACACAACGCGGAGCAGGTTCGCCAAGGAGATCAACGCCGGGTACTCGGCTCGGCTGAACGGGCAGCGCCTGAGCGAAAACCCGCACCTGGTCTGGATCGAATGCGAGACCGAGGACGGCGCCAACCGCAGGGCGGGGCCGCTGAGCGAAAAGGCGGAGGCCTGGCAGCACGGCTGGTGGCTGGCCGATCCGGGCGCGCGCTGATGAAGGGAAGAGCGCTGCTTCAGCAGTTCACGACCGACGAGCTCCTTGAGGAGCTTGTTCGCCGGCGCACTCAGAAAGCCAAGGAGCTTGATGGCGTGCCGAGCTGCGAGGACTGCAAGCACTTCAGGTTCTGGACCAACACGGGGGATGCACCCCGGTCGTACAACCCGTGCGCCAAGAAGATGCAGATGAGCTTCGACATGCCGGAAGAGTTGGAGGGGCCCCATGCCGGCATCGGCTACTACCGCCGGGTTTGCCAGCATCGAGCAGCGGTAGAGGAGGCGCGCTGATGTGGTCGAAGACACCGCCGCCGACGAAGGAAGAGGCCGCCCGTATAGAGCTGGCCAAGACTGGCCCATGCATGGCCTGCTTGGCGCTGCAGATGCAGGAGCTCCTGGAGCCGGAGCTGGTGGTCTACGGCTGCGACTACAACCACGCCAAGAGCGGGAACGTGCGGCGGGGCCACGCGGAGGGCTATGGCCTCTGCAAGTGGCATCACATGCGGTATCCGCTGGAGGGGAACACCTTCGCGACGATGCGCCAGATCTACGGCCCGAGCCTGATGGATGGCTCGCGGACCTTCCACGAGACGTACGGCTCGGATGACGAGCTGATCGCGAACCAGACCTACATCAACAAACTGAGGAATGGCACCAATGGCTAACACCGGCATGGCAGATAGGGTGCGAGGCGTATTCGAGACGCGCAAATCTGAAGCGATTGGCCACGCGCAGCTGTTTGAGGTGCTGGGGCTGTCCGCCGCGCACCTTAGCGCCGAGCGCAACACTGTGCGCGACCAGCTGAAGTACCTGGTGAATTGCGGGTATCTGATAAAGACGGGCCGCCGGGCGACGGCAGCGTATCGCTACAGCGGTAAGGGCATGCGTTTCCAGAAGGCAACGGCTGAAGAACTTCGCGAGCGCCGCATCGAACGTGGCCGCGCCTACCGTGCGAAGAATGGCGCACAGCCGAAGGCGCCACGGGTGGACAAGATGACCATCAACCGGTCGCGCGTGGGTCTGCTGGCGGACCTGGCACCGGCCAAGCCGTGGGGCAAGGAGAAGGACGACCAGCGCCCGTCCGAGACGGTGGAGCAGTTCCAGGCGCGGGGCGGGCAGGTGCAGCGCCTGACGGCCAGCTGGGAGCGGCGAGCATGACCGACCTGGACCTCAAGCCGTGCCCCTTCTGCGCATCGAAGAATGTTGCAGAGCAGAACGATGTGGTTGTGTCGACAGATGGCGACGAGGGATACAGCGAGTGGATCGAATGCGGCAACTGCGGCTCCCGCGCGCCCCAGGCGCCGGCATGGAACCTGCGATCCGGCACTGTCGTGAACTGGCGGTCAATCGTGGAAGCGCCGCAGGATGGTCGGCGGCTGATGCTGTGGGACTCGGTGAGCAGGCGGCCGGTGTTCGGGAGCTGGCGCGGTGACAACCCGGCGATCACGCACTATGCGGCCGAGCCGGCCGGCCCGGAGGTCCCATGAGCCAGCAACCCGCCGATCACCACCACAACCGCGAGCCGGGCTGGCCGGCATGGGGCCGGCAGAACCTCACGCTCACTGCTGCTGTGCGGATGGTCCGCATGTACGGAGACCGTATCCCATCGGTTGCCCAGCTTCGGGCCGACTTCGGCGTAAGCCGTGCGACGGCATTCCGTTGGCGCGCGGCCTTCCGCGATGCGATCGAGCAGAACGAGGCCGACCATGCAGGCTGACCGCGCGCTGGAGCTGGTGCTTCCCTGGCCGAGCAAAGATCTGTCGCCGAACGCCCGCGTGCACTACCGGGTGAAGGCCATGGCCACGAAGTTGGCCCGTCAGACGGCAGTGGTGCTGGCGCACGAGGCGGGGTGGCGCGCGCTGCAGTTGCCACCCGGCAAGTTGCACCTGTGGATCGACTGCTACCAGGCGCCGGGCAAGAAGCTGCCAGACGACGACAACATGACGGGCCGGTGCAAGCCGTACCGAGACGGCATCGCCCAGCTGCTAGGCATCGACGATGGGCGGTTCCAAGGGCATCTGTTCGTGCATGACGAACGACGGCCTCGCGGTCAGGTGGTGGTGCGGATTACGGGCGGGCCGGCAGCGGCCGGCCACTCAACGACAGGGGAAGGGGCATGAATCCACGAGAGACGATGGCGCGGCTGGGGCCGAGCACGGTGAAGTTCGACATCGGCCGGGGAGGCGGGAAGCCCGACCTGACGAACCAGGACATTGCGGCGGCGCTGGGCATGGTGCCGGCCGGGCTGGGCCGGGAGCTGCTGGAGGCGTGCTGGTGGCCGGACGCCGCCGCGCTGCGCCGGCACAAGCTGCGCGACGCGGTGATTGCGCTGGTGACGCCGGAGCTGCAGCGCCAGCAGCGTCGACTGGCGGAGGCGCGGACGGATCTCGGGCTGGCCGAGGTGTGCATGGGCTGGAGTGGTGCGGCGACGGCAGAGCAGAGGGCCAACCGCGATGCGGCCCAGCAGCGGCTGGGCCGTATCAAGGCCCAGTGCTGGCCGATCAGCACCCTGGAGTCGCTGCCTACGCTGGCGGCGGCGGTGATCAGCGAGATTGCCAAGCGGCCGCACTGCGCGGCCTGCGAGGGCAGGGGACATAGCAGCGACCTGCGGGTCATCTGCAAAGCTTGCGGTGGCTCAGGGCTCGGCTCAGTCAGCGACCGCCGGCGTGCGGCCGCGCTGGGCCGGGACGAATCCAGCTATCGGGAACGGTGGCGCGGAGTCTATGAGTGGATGCTGCAGCGATTCACCGAGGCTGAGCAGGAGGCTGCGTGGCACATGGCCAGAGCATTGGATCGGTCCGCTGCTTGAAAGGCGGGGATGGCCGATACCAGGCTCGACCAGCCCCCTTACTCAACGGCTGCAGATGAGGAAGATCGGAAGCAGAAGCTTCACGAGCTTGCTCAGGTCCACCTTCAGCCTGAAACTGAGGTCGATCATTGTCGTTTCCTTCAACGATGCCCCAGGCCGGCCCAGGGCATCAGCAGATGTCCTGGCATTCTTTATCGTCGCGTTGCTACGACGTCGCTTCGGTGTGTCGACCCACTTCCGCGAATTCGAGTACAGGTCGGTCCCAAGCCCGCTCCGACTAGGCCAGAATCACTCTGGGTTAGCCAGTTGGCGGGGTTCGGCCGTGCTTGCCCCATTGAGCAGCCGCTAAGCCACCCTCGTCCCCCCGCTAAGGGGTTCTTGCCGTGCACCGCACAGCCAACTGCACATTAGCTCCATTTCGGCGGCCAATAAAGTGCGGGGTTGATGCCCCCGCACTTTTCCTCGTATTTTTCTACCATCGCGCACGACCCGACCCCGGCCACCCAGCCGGGGTTTTCCG